TAAAAACAGCCGTGACTGGTAAAGTGAAAAAAGGGTCAAAAGCTGCAAACCGACGTAAGTCGTACTGTGCAAGAAGCGCAGGTCAATTAAGAAACTCGTCAGCTAAAACACGTAACGATCCTAATTCTCGAATCAGACAAGCACGGAGAAGGTGGAAATGTTAATATGGAACCAGAGCAATTAGTAACTAAATTAAGACGAGCATTAGATAGAAGAGTAAATCAGTTAGCTTTATCTGTTACATCCGGAGGGGTTGACAGTATGGAGACTTACAAGTATATAATAGGACAGATAAATGCACTGGAATCAGTGCGCCAGGAAATAAACAACCTGCTAAACGATAAGGAAGATAATGAAAATACAGGAACAGTCATCGATCTCAAAAGAGATCCCAAAACTTAAACCTGCTTTACTAGACAAATTAAAAGCAGAACCTAAAAAAGAAGTCACTAAAGAGACTACTAAATTACCACAACCAACAGGATGGCGTATGTTAGTTTTACCTTTCAGAATGAAAGAGAGAACTGATGGCGGAATTCTAATGGGACAAGAAACCATCGACAGACAACAAGTTGCATCGCAATGCGGAAGCGTTCTTGCTATGGGACCTGATTGTTATTTAGACAAAGATAAATTTCCCCATGGTCCATGGTGCAAGGTCAAAGACTGGGTAGTCTTTGCTCGTTACTCAGGATCAAGAATAGAAATTGAAGGCGGGGAAGTTCGTTTATTAAATGACGATGAAATACTAGCAACAGTTCAGGATCCAACAGATATCCTGCATAAATACTAACATAGTAGAAAAGGAGAAACTATGCCAGAAGATAACAAATCACCGAGCCAAGTTTCGGTAGACTTAGATACATCAGGACCAGAGGTCGATGTATCTTTAGAAGAGACAAAAGAAGAAGCGGTAGTTGATACTGCTCCAGAAAACACGGAACAAGAAACAGTAAAAGAAGTAGTACAGGAAACAAAGGAAGATGAAAAATTAGAAGATTATAGTAAAGGTGTGCAATCTAGAATTGCTAAACTTACTCGTAAGATGAGAGAAGCTGAAAGACGAGAAGCAGCAGCACTTCAGTATGCAGAAGCTATAAATCAAAAAAGACAATTAGATAAATCTAGATTTGATAAGATTGATTCTGATTACCAAAGTAAATTTGAAACCAATGTAAAAACTGGATTAGAAGCAGCACAGAGAGATCTTGCTACGTCTATTGAATCAGGAGATGCAGCGGCTCAAGTTGAGGCAAATAAAAAAATTGCTCAGTTAGCTTTTGAGAATGCTAAATTAGAGCAACGTAAAACAACCAAACCAGTTGAGCAGGATGAGCCTGCAAGACTATCGGACGGTGGAAATCTACCAAGACAAACTCCAAGATCACTTCCAGAAGCTGATCCTCAAGCTGAAGATTGGGCAGCAAAAAATGAATGGTTCGGAAAAGATAGAGCCATGACTTTTACTGCTTTTGAAATTCACAAGGATTTAGTAGATAAAGAAGGTTATGATCCAAAGAGCGATGATTATTATATAGAAGTTGACAAACGTATAAGAGTTGACTTTCCGCATAAATTTGGTAGAACAGAAGGTACAGCAACGAACAGGGCCGTTCAGTCGGTCGCTTCGGCTAACAGAAGCACAAAGCCTGGTCGCAAAACTGTGAGACTCACTTCTTCACAGGTAGCAATAGCTAAAAAATTAGGAGTGCCACTCGAAGAATATGCAAAACAATTAAAACTCACGGAAGGAGCATAAGCATATGACAAAAGAAACAATAGATAAAACTTCTCGTGCGGCAAATACTAGGGACAAAACTGAACGACCTAAAGAGTATAAGCCACCATCATCACTCGATGCACCTGCAGCGCCAGACGGCTTTGTACACAGATGGATAAGAGTAGAATCAATGGGCTTTCAAGATACCAAAAATTTACATGGTAGACTTAGAGCTGGATACGAATTAGTGAGAGCTGATCAGTATGAAGATTCTGACTTTCCAGTAGTACAAGACGGCAAATTCGCTGGAGTCATAGGAGTGGGAGGCCTTGTCTTGGCAAGGATACCCGAAGAACTCGCGAAACAACGTCTAGACTATCAAAATAAACAAACTGATGCTCAAGACGAAGCAGTAAACAACGACTTGCTTAGGGATCAAGACAGAAGAATGCCGATGAGTGTCGAGCGTTCTAGCAAAAGCTTCGGTGGTACAAAGAAATAATATTTCTTTCTCCAACGAATAATATCAACCGAACTGGAGGCCGCTAACGCGGCAGGTTCATAAGGAGAAAATAACTATGGCAAATAGAAATGTAGCCGGAATGGGTTTTACACCTGTTAGTGTTTTGGGAAATGGTCCCGCAACATCTGGACAGTCAAAGTATAAAATCGATAATGGCAATGCAACTAACATATTTCTTGGCACGCAGGTTCAAACTGCAGCTGGATATGTTACAGTTGGAGCCGTTAATAGTAAAACTATTGGCGTATTCAACGGATGTTTCTACACTGCGGCTAACACACAAAAGCCAACGTTTAGTAACATGTATATAGCAAATACTGCAACTGATCTAAATACTGATATAGATGTTTTTGTAAATGATAATCCTTGGCAAAACTATGAAATTTCAACTGACGCGGCTGTTACACAAGCTGGCTTCATGGAGACTTATCAAAGTAATGCTGTAGCAGGTAATACTGTTACTGGAAGATCATCACAAACATTAGATATCAATAGTACATCAGCAACTGCATCACAATGGAGACTATTAAGAGTAGCAGAAGACCCTGAGAATGAAGACATTACAGTGGCTTTCGCAAAAGTAATAGTAGTACAAAACCTTTGTGAATTTGTAACACCAAGTTAATCAACAAATAGGAGAATAAAAACATGGCAATATCAAGAGCACAACTCGTAAAAGAGTTAGAGCCAGGTCTAAATGCACTATTTGGCTTGGAATACAAAAGGTATGAAAATCAGCATGCTGAGATTTATGCAACAGAATCATCTGACAGAGCTTTCGAAGAAGAAGTAATGTTAAGTGGTTTCGCTAACGCAGAAGTAAAAGCAGAAGGTCAAGGTGTTAATTACGATGAAGCACAAGAGACTTACACTGCTAGATACACAATGGAAACGATCGCGCTAGCTTTCGCTATCACAGAAGAAGCAATAGAGGATAACCTTTATGACAGACTTTCTTCTAGATACACAAAAGCACTAGCAAGATCTATGTCAAACGCTAAAGAAGTTAAAGGTGCAGCACCATTAAATAATGGTTTCACTACTTTCTTATCTGGAGACCAAGTATCGCTATTTAATACAGCGCATACTACAATCTCAGGTACGAACGTAGCTAACACTTTTACTACACCTGCTGACTTAAACGAAACTTCATTAGAGCAAGCGCTAATCGACGTAGCTGCTTTCACTGATGAAAGAGGTTTAAGAATAGCTGCTAAAGCGACTAAGATGATCATTCCATCAGCTAACCAGTTCAACGCTGAAAGACTTATGAAGTCTCAAGGTAGAACTCAGACTGCTGATAATGATATCAATGCAATCAATTCAATGGGAATGGTTCCTCAAGGTTATAGAGTGAACAATTTCTTAACTGATCCTGATGCATTTTTCTTAATCACTGACGTTCCAAACGGTATGAAAATGTTCTCAAGAACTCCATTGACAACTTCAATGGAAGGGGACTTTGACACTGGAAACGTAAGATACAAAGCTAGAGAAAGATACGCCTTTGGTGTTTCTGACTATAGAGGTATCTTCGGATCACCAGGCTGTTAGTAACTTAATAATTTTTGTGGCCGGACATGTTTCGGCCACATTTAACAAATAGAAAGAAAAAACGATGAAAAACTTCACAGTAAAAATATGGGCGCACGATCACTATGCTAAATTTAATGTTTTAGCTGAAGATAACGCTGTTTCTCTGGAACAATCTATCCTTGACAAGATTGGAGAAAAGAGTATAAACTGGGAGTATCTCGGAAACAACTATAATAACGAGATAAATCGAATAACTTATGAGGAGGTTATTGATGATACAAGACCTATACAAACAAAAAAGGTCCTTGGAGTTGAAGTGGGAACAAGAGCATATTAACGAAGATAGATATACTCTTAACATGGTTAGACTTGACGATAAGATTAGACAAGTCATTACTGAGATTAAGCTTGAAGAAGCTGCAATCGCTCACAGACAAAATAGCGTTGATGGCGCTGCTCCACAAGTTTCTGTAGCTACTTAAGTCACAAAGCTACATCGCTGAAATCGCACTTTCTTTACGGGCTCTCTTGCACTCTACTATAAAATACAATATACTATATTCACTATACATATAAAAATTTGAATGTAGACGCGTATAGTCGACATCCCTAGGGACTACATTTATTATATCTAGGAGGATATTATTATGGCTAAAACACGATTCTCTGGACCTATAAAACAAGGTACAGTAAACGATACATTCGGATCAGCAATACCTGCTGTCAATCTTGATTCAGGTGCAGGTTACGATGGAAAACAAAGAAATGTAGGAACATCTTTAGGATACCAATCTTGGTATTTTGATTATTCTTATTTAATATATGAAGCAGGTTCATTATTTGCTACAGCAGCAATTCCAGGAACAGGAATTGTAGATCTTACTACTGGTAGTAACTATGACACTGTTGATAGTGTAGGTAGAACTACACAAAAAAAAGCAGGTTATTATGGTGCTTCATCAATTACATTTACTTCAGTAGGTAATGATAGTGATAAAACTTTTACTGTTATTGGTACAACAATTGATGGTATAGAAAAAACTGAAACTGAAGTTGGTGCAACGGCAGGTAATTCCGTAGCTACAACAGATAGATTTCACACAGTTAGTTCTATTACACTTACAAATACAGTTTCAGGAGCAGTTTCTGCTTCAGCAGGTAATGTAACTATTGGAACTGCAGACGGTAACAAAGTTACTTGGATGTGTAGATCAGACTTTAACGCTTACCCTAATCTTGAAATTGATTGCAGAGGTAGAACATCTACAAATCCAGATGTTTTCTTTAATCAAACACGTACAGGTAATCTAGCTAACAACATTGTAATTCCAGCAGGATCTAGAATTAACAGATTAGAAACAGT